TACGGGGTTTATACAAGTGTGCAAGTATAGAAACGAGGTGCGATGATGGGAGATGCAATCAAAATCCTTGAAACTGAAATCGAAAACGAGAAAAAGTACATCGGTGGCGAATACTACCACGAGATGTACATAGGCAGTCATGCAACCGAGAGGTTGGCGAAAAGGCAGATAAATCTCTACAGGAAAATTCTGCAAACACTCGAAAATGAAAAATCGGCGGAGGCTAACGCCTCGGAAGGAGAAAAAGACATATGAAGGGCGACTTCCCAATTATTAATCCACCATCATTGAAGTCATGTCCGTTCTGTGGTGGCGAGGCATACCTGATAGGGAATTTTATCCCTATAGGAAAGTACGACGAGATAAACGAATACGAAATCGGATGTGAGCGATGCGAGGTCAGGAAACAAGAGGACTGGGACTATAAAGAGCTTGTAGAGTGGTGGAACAGTAGGAAAAATTAAAATTAGGCAGATATGGCGTAAAGGTATCGCAGGGGACCGCTAATCCCTCCAACGTCTAAAAGCGTTGTGCAGGTTCGAATCCTGCTATCTGCGTACTGTGCGGTCATTCCGTACTAGGTGAGCGTTGTGGTATTCCTCACCGAATATAATAAATGCCTGTGGTTATCTCGGTAGCCACAGGAAACCACGAAATCAATTATAGGAGGAATAAGTATATGGTAGCATGGAAGTTTTGCTTAATAATTTTTCTGATTTACATATGTGTATACATGGTGACAAACGCTTTCAAGTTCTATGTATCAGCGAAATATCTTGAATTAGACGATTCTGACGAGGAGGATTGAAGTATGTGCGATTATTCACGTGAAGAAATAGAAACGTTAAAAAACGAAAACAAAGTTTTAAGATGCGAAAATTCCGAGTGGAAAGAAAAATATGCAGACTTACATTTGAATACTGTTAAGATGGCAGATGATTATGAGAGAATAGAAAGGCTACTGAAAGAATCGAAGAAAAAGCATTGTGATTTAGCAAATGAGAATACTCGCTTGCAGTCAGCTAACCAGATGTTAGAGTCACAGTTAGCCGAAGCAGACAGGCGTGTTAAGGAATATCAGGCAAAGCTCAAACCTATAGAGCCAATAAAAACAGCATTATTTGAGAACACCACAAAAGAGGACATAAAAGCTGAACATGACAGAATGGACAAGTTAATTGAGCAAAATGCACAGCTAGTCAGAAAGAACAACGAGAATACAGCCAAAATCTCCAAACTTGAAAATCGAATAAAAGAGTGGGAAAAATATTATGTTGAAAGCGATTTGCAAGTACTAGAACAAAAGAATGGAGACTTAGAAGCCGACAATAGTTCACTATGCGCTCAACTAAAGGATTTGCAGGCAAAACATGACGAAGCGATGAAAACCAATAATGATTATCTGATACGAATTAGAGCTTTGGAAGATAGATATAGTAAAGACTGCATTAAAATTAACCAGCTAAACGTGACGATTGATACACTGGTTGACAAGCACAGCAAATTGAGGGAACTTCATGGATTGGTATAGGGCAGACTTTACTAACGTTTTATATTTACTCGAAAATAATTTCCAAAGATTAGAATACAAAGAACGTATATTAAAACAACTTACTGATAGCCACCACCCTTGTAAAATTAAATATGACTTCTATTGCGAATTAAAGATACAGACAAAATATGCCACACTGTATGTTAAAAGTGTTGATGATACTTTATTTAGCATATTGCCTAAGTTTAACTATTATGCTTGTGGAATTGATTTTACAAAAATCGCAAAAGAGCGACTGATAAAAATACAAGGCTTAATAAATAACTCAATTAGTATCAAATATGCAAAAGACGCAGAAAAAATAAATGCAGACGAAATATTAGGAATACTAATGGGAGGCAAATATGAGCATTGAACAATCATTGAAACCATGTCCATTATGCGGCAGACCAGTGGAAATCAGTCTGTGCGGCGACTTTGAGAGGAAGTACTACATGATTACACGAAGCAGGGACAAAAATGCTTGCAAGTGCAGGTTGTCATTCACAAGTGATTCATTCGACCCTTTGCTTGCAACAGATGATGAACGAAAATTAATCGAGTTGAAGATGATTGACGATTGGAACAGGAGGGCGTGACATGAGAGCTAAGTTTTTACAATCTATTAAAGTCAAAGACGGAAGAAAAAGAATGACAATTACCGAGGGAGAATTATTAAGTGCCGTAGACGTTGGGGATTATTACGAACTTAGGAAACCTGATGGCAGGGGAACACTTGCACCTAAAAACGAGGAAAATGTAATATATGAGATTTTGACCGATTAGCATAGTTATTTAGAGAAAAAATCCCAAAATAAGCAAGCAAATGGAGCAAAAATACAAGGAGGACTAACCACATGAAGAAAATACTAATTACCATCTGCATAATCGCAGCAGCAGTTATAATGTTCTGGGGCTGTTGCGCCAGCACAAACAACAGGGCTATATCGCTTGAAGAGCAGGTGCTATCGGCTGACTCCGACATTCAGACACAGGAGAAACGGCGCCAGGACCTTATCTATAATCTTGCCGACTGCGTAAAGGAATACGATAAGCACGAAGCCGAAACATTTTAAACGTTGTGGAAGCTAGGAACTCAAACGCATCGGATTTGCCTACAGGGGATATAGAGAACTCAATCACCGCAGTTGCAGAGGCATATCCAGAGCTGAAATCAAACGAGAATTACAAGGAGCTGATGAATGAGCTTTCGATAACTGAAAATCTGATAGCACAGTACCGAACCTCATACAACAGCCAAGTAAGGTGCTACAATAAGTTTGTGCGAAAGTTTCCAAACAAGCAATTCCTAGCAATCATGGGCTACGAGGCAATAGAATACAAATACCTTGAATACAGCGAGGACGACAGACAGGCGGTAAGTGACCTTTTCGGGGAGTAATAGCATATGAAAAAGGTGATATATATAGGTGATGTATACGAAATCACACTAAGGGAAACAATGGCAAGTATAGTTATAGTACTGTTGATGCTTACATTAGGCGTATTTATAAGCGAAAAGATAAAATCGGCAATTGACGAGAAAAATCAGGAATACGAACAGGCGGTTAAAATTGAAGATGACAGTGACTTGTTTGCATACGGAATGAAAACCAACGTGGGGAACGCTTTTGTCGCAGGAACACTCGAAGCAGTTGACACAGTATCCTATCCCGAACTCAAAGGGGAATATTCATACATATATAAGACCAAGAAGGTATACACCAAGCATAAGAAAACAGTAAAAGACCACGACTCCAAAGGCAACGTTATTGGAAGCCACACAGAAACCTATTACACATGGGACTATGCAGGGAGCGAGGTTATACACTGCAACACGATTAAATTCTGCGGAATGGAATTTGACTATAGCACGATTGAGCTTCCAGCAAGCTATTACAAGGACACGATTAAAACATCAATGAACGTGAAGTACGAATATTACGTTAAAGACACAATATATTACGGAACAATCTACGCTAATCTAGGGGACAATACAATAACCCATGCCGATTTTACGAATAATGCAGACGCAGCAAAGGCTTATGATATAAAATGCAACGATAACAGGAGTATGTTAGTGGTCTTTGGGATTGCATGGATTATTATAATAGCAGTTACAGTATATGGTTTCTGCTATCTCGATAATAAGTGGCTAGAGGATTGACCTATATAATTTTTTAGAGCCGTTGAGCCGTTTTTTCAACACGAAAGGGCGGTTTGATGACTAACGAAGAAATTGTAACTCAACTTTTAAAACAAGATTTATCTGATATATCCGTACTAAATGACCTCTTGGCGATGGCTATCGTGATTGAGAGCGAGGACAAATGTTACTCAAAAAAGATAGCACAGAAGGTCAAGTTTCAGGCGCTTCGCCTGGTACGCAGTGTAGGCAGCAGAGAGGCATATGATTTATATAACAACACCCTGCTATATTTAGCGCAGTCATCTCACAAAGACTTTGATTCATATATGCTCTATGTTGAGAAAAACAGGGATGTTGAAGATAAATTCTATGTTCCGAGGCGCAAACAGCTCTATTCGATTGTACAGCAGATGCAACGGCTTTTAGATGACGAGCTGGATATACTGTCAATATCGCTTCCACCAGGCACAGGCAAGACCACTTTAGGCGAGTTCTTTATGTCATTTGTCATGGGGCATTATCCTAACACACCCAACCTTATGTCCTCACATTCGGGTTTCATGACGAGAATGTTTTATGATGCAGTCTCAAACATAATATTGTCAAATGAATATTGCTGGAGCGACGTTTTCCCAGATGTAAAGTTTGAAAGCACCAATGCAAAAGAGGAAACAATCAACCTTGGCAGGTGGCAGCCTTTTAAGACACTGACTTGCAGACCTATAAGGGCATCACTCACAGGCGTTACAAGGTGCGAGGGCTTCCTGTATTGTGACGACCTTGTATCGGGCATAGAAGAAGCATTGTCAAAGGAACGTCTCGACAAGCTCTACGGCGAATACACAACAGATTTAAAATCACGAAAGAAAAACCACGCAAAAGAGATACACATAGCCACTCGCTGGAGCGTGCATGATGTAATCGGCAGGATTGAGAGGCAGTACGAGGGCAACAACAGGGCGGTGTTTATAGCCATACCAGATATAGACCCTGTTACAGGCAAGAGCAACTTCAATTACGATTACGGAGTCGGATTTGACGAGGAATACTTTAAGGATATGGAGCAGTCACTTGATGATGTGACATACAGATGTCTTTTCAAGAACGCTCCAATTGAACGTGAGGGCATATTATATCACCCTGATGAGCTTAGAAGGTATTTAAACGGACTGCCAGAAAAGGAGCCTGATTCAATTCTCGGAATCTGCGATACAAAGGATACAGGAACGGATTACAATTTCCTTGGCGTATTCTACCAGTATGGCGATATGTACTACCTAGAAGATGTTGTATTTAAGAATATAGCCCCTGACATCTTGGACGAGCTTAATGCTGAAATGCTTGTAAAGCACCATGTTCAGCAGTGCCAGTTCGAGAGCAACAAGGAGGGCAGCAGGACAGGTACCAAGGTAGGCGAGCTTGTTAAGGCAAAAGGTGGAAGGACTAACATTTTGAAACACTACACCACGCAAAACAAGGAGACGAAGATAATCGTAAACAGCCCTTGGGTAAAACAGCACGTTGTATTTAAAGATGCAACCGAGTATGACCCCAAGAGTGATTACGGCGTTATGATGTCATTCCTGTGCAGTTACACACAGCTTGGCAAGAACAAACATGATGATGCGCCAGACCTGCTTGCGATGTTCGCATTATTCGTTGAAAGCCTATATGGGGCAATTGCGAAAGTGGAGAGCAGGGCTGAACTTGGCATATAGGAGGTGCAAGATGTACAGTTTCCCCGATAATTTGAAAAGAATACGCAAAAAGCGTGGAATGTCGCAGAAATCATTAGCCCAAAGGCTAGGGATTTCACAAAGGAGCATCTCACATTATGAGGAGAATACGAGATACCCATCAATCGACAGAATTTACGATATTGCGAGGGCTCTTGATGTGCCGATAGAGGAGCTTGTTTCAGAACACTAAATACGCTTAAAATTGATTTAAATAATAAAAATGTTTGAATAAATCAATTTTAAGTATTGACATATCAACAAAAAACGTATAGAATAAATAGTGTCAGGTGAAAACCTTATGTTCCACCTCATTTTAAACCCTTCTAATATCATATTCAGCACCCCAACGGGTGCCTATGGGGTATAGCTCAATGGTAGAGCGTTCGGCTGTTAACCGAAATGTTGCAGGTTCAAGCCCTGCTATCCCAGTTTCCTAAAAGGGAGTATGTACATACATTGTTGCAATCGTCAGATGTGTTCATGGGTATATCGGGTAGACTGGTATACGCATATGTAAAGGAGTGAGTGAGAAGAAAAAAGGATTGATTTTGTAACCCGTCAACAAAAACCTAATTACACTTATGCCAAATCACATTACATAACGATACAACGCAGCATATTGGTAGCGCAATTACAATAATGCTGCGGACTTCCACAGAAGGCATTATCCTGGGTTCGGTTCCCAGGCTGTGGTTTGGGCTTTACATTTCCCCGTCGTTCCCATGTAAAGCCTAATGTTGCTTTCATAGTTGCAATCTATGTTGGATAGTGGCGGAATAGGTAGACGCTAGATAAGGTTTAGGCAAGGCAGATACATAAGGTGGTAGAAAGGTATTCTCGGTAAACAGTCGGACTCCACACTGCCGATAAGACCATGCGAAGGCTGTAAAATCCTTCTGTCCCAGTTAAGTGGTGCGAGATATACATGGTGTATAGTGCTATGTGTGGTTGCAAATCCACACCTATCCAAGCATCGCAAGGGTGAGCGATTAAGAAAAAAAACTCCCGTTCCAAAGGTATACGCAAACCAATTCCTCATACATTGCGTGCCAAGAAAAGTGATGTATGTTAAGCGTGAATGTTCTGAATGGCACAGAACAGTAGTAGGGCAAAGCAGTCTTGTAGGAGGAGACTGCATGAGTGAGGTAGCTCAGTTGGTAGAGCACTGAAAAGAAACAGGGTAACGTATGTAACCCATAACTGGAATCAATTTCCGTAGGGCGGCAGCTGTCGTTGGTTCGAGTCCAACCCTCACTCTTCAAGGCGAAAACACAAATGCCCTTACAAATCTATAATGTGTGTTATGGTCAGAATAGGGTAGAACATCCCAATCCCTATTTTGACTTATGACGATGTGGTGTAATGGGAGCATAGCAGCCCTGTTTAATGAATGTCATGCCTGTGACATAAACAGCAAACACACTGTATAAAAACAAGCCCAAGCTGCGAGATGAGGTTCGATTCCTCACATCGTCTTTAGTGATGCTTACAGCAAAACATTTGAATCATGGGGCCAAATTTTTCTTCGGTTTATAGCATCATGAAAAAACAGTGACACTTTAAACAGCAAAAACACTTGGTTATAAAAGGGTTCGTCTCTTGAAGCGGTTCAAATCCGTAAGTAGTGTCATGTAAAACATATTCTGCAAACAATTAAACAGTGACGCTTCACAGCAATATCAAGGAACAGATTTAGGGAATCCGTTTGAAAAGAGCGTCATGGAAAGAGAGGAAAACATGAATTTTGCGCAAGCGATGGAGAACGAAAGCAAATTCACAAGAACGGAAAACGGCGCAGTTGCATTGAACACCACAAGCAACGCACTGTTAGACCTGTTTAGCACAATTGGAGCATTAAGAAATACAGATGATGGCAGAATTGAAACACTGTTCGCAGAGGCATACAAGCAGAACCATTTATTTGCCACAAAGATTCTCTTCTATGCAAGGGACATCAGAGAGGGGCTTGGAGAGCGCAAGACATTTAGAACGCTGATAAAGTATCTAGCATACCACCACCCAGAAGCATTAAGACCAAACCTAGACCTAATAGGAGTGTTTGGCAGGTATGATGACTTATACTCCCTTATCGGCACACCGCTTGAAGATGATATGTGGGCGGCTATGAGGAAACAATTCATAGAGGATTTAGGCAACCTAGACAAAGGCAACGCAATCTCGCTGTTGGCAAAATGGATAAAGACAGCAGATGCAAGCAGCAAGGAAACAAGACGTTTGGGAATACTAACAGCTCAAAAGCTAGGCTATCCAGTCTATAATTTTAAGCGTATTGTCCGTAGCATGAGGAAACAGATAGGCATAGTTGAAGCCAAGATGTCCGCAGGAAAGTGGGACGAGATTAAATATTCCACAGTGCCAAGCAGGGCTATGAGCATTTACAGAAAAGCCTTTATGCGACATGATGAATCAGGCTTCCGAGACTACCTTAATTCTGTCGAAAAGGGCGAAACAAAGATAAATGCAAGCACGCTTTACCCATATGATGTTGTCGAAAAATATCTGGGCTGGAACGCATTAAAAACCGAGGACAAAACCTTGGAATTGCAGTGGAAAGCATTACCAAACTATGTTGGCGAGGGCGTTAACGCTATTGTGATGGCTGATGTATCGGGTTCAATGCGAATGGGAAGCATCAGACCAATGGCAACCTCTATCGGACTTGCGATTTATTTCGCAGAGAGAAATACAGGCGCATACCACAACCTGTTTATGACGTTTTCTGGAGAACCGAAGATTATGAATATCAAAGGGGAAACGCTCAAACAAAAGGTTGATAGTATAAAACGTATCGGGTATATAAGCGATAACACAAATTTAGTAGCCGCATTTGACAAGGTTCTGGAAATCGCAGAGGACAACCATGTTCCACAGGACGAAATGCCCAAAGCGATTATTGTTATTTCCGATATGGAGATTGATAGTTGCGGTAATGAAAATTGGAGCTTCTACGATAAGATGAAGCACAGATTTGAAAAAAATGGCTACACAATTCCAAACATCATCTTTTGGAACGTAAACAGCCGACATGACGTGTTCCATGCGGATAGCACTCGTGAGGGCGTGCAGCTTGCAAGCGGTCAGTCGGTAACAGTATTCAAGCAGATACTTACAAACCTTGGCTACAATCCTGTTGAAGCTATGGAGAATGTAATCAACTCCAGAAGATACGACTGTATAACTGTTTCATAATAAATTTTCCAAGGGGTGCTTAGTTTATATGGTAAAACACAATGGAAGCCTGTCAAAAGGCAGCACCCCGATAAAGGCAGGGCATAAGAGCGTTCCACCTTCCCAAAACGCCGCCTTGCCTTTTATATATTGACAATAGCGATTAAAATATACGCCTGCATGAGGGCAGAAAAGGAGATTGATATGCAGAATAGCATTAAGTTTGAAATCCTAGAGCATATAGCGGAAATAGATGCAAACGATTCAACAAGCCTACAGCTTAACATAGTCAGTTGGAATGACAAGCCTGAAAAGTACGACTTGCGCTTTTGGAATACGAGGGACAGGGACGGCATGAGGGCTTACAAGGGCATATGCCTTGACAAAGAACAGCTTGTCAAACTGCGGGAAGCACTGGACGACTATTTAAAATAGCACTGTCAGTTCTAAAAATGCAAATATACAGATTTCTTAAACCTATTAAGTATAAAAAAAGTATGGTATAATTAATACAATAAATTTGTGTAGTACTTTTAACTTTCTCCTTTCTACCGACAAGCATATTAGGTGCGACTGTAAAACAGTTTGGGTGTCATATCCCTTTGTCGGTTGGTTTCAGACATAATAACCTCCTGTTATAGCAAAGCTGGGTGAAAGCCCAGCACCTAGCAGATTAGAGCAGTGGTAGCTCGCTTGGCCCATAACCAAGAGGTCGCTGGTTCAAATCCAGCATCTGCGATTTCTCAGAGGAAAAATATATGGAGAAAACCTTTAATGTATATTGCCCCAACTGTATTAGAACAGGCAGAAAGAAACTGCTGTTTAGAGCGACAAGCGACACCAAAGGGAGCGTGACCGCATACTGTAAAGCCTGTAGGCGAGAAGTACAAATTGAATTAGGAAAAAGAGAGCCAGAGAGCCGATGATTAGGAGATGTGTGTTTCCTAGTTTTCGGCTCTTTTTAGTGTAAAAGAGAGGGGGTTATCAAACGTGTATGTGACATATAACAGACCTTGCACAGGCAGGGTTATGATAATGACAGATGAGAAAGAGATAACCCATAAAAATATCACGAAAGTAATATCAAAAGCCTACATGGACCATCAGCAGAACGTCATGGAGGAAAAATACCTAATCGACTATGAGAGGGGCATACAGCCCATACTTGACAGAAATAAGGCAATCAGACCTGAAATTAATACGAGGATGGTTGAAAACAACGCAGCCAAAATCGTTGACGTACACGTAGGCTACTGTTTTTCAAATCCTATCACATTAGTCCAAAGGGCGAAAGTCGAATTTGACAAAGACCAAAAGGTAAAAGGCAAGGACGATAACGGAGAAAAGGACAATCTGAGGATTGCAGTCCTTAACAAGATGAATCAGGAGCAGAAGAAAAGCACCAAGGACATCAAACTTGCCTATGATATATTTACGTGTGGCGTTGGGTATCAGATGATTTTTCGCAACCGCCACAGCAATCAATTTTCGCCGTTTGAGATTATGGTGCTTAATCCACTCACTACCTTTGTTGTTTATTCCAATGACGCATACAGAGAGCCACTTCTGGCAGCTACGTATTTTATCCATGATGACGGAACAATAAGTTTTACGGCATATGCCAAAAACCTAACCTTTGTTTTGGAGAGAAATTTAAAAGATAAGTACGTTATAAAGATAGAGGAAGCAAACATTTTACACAGAATACCGATAGTGGAGTTTGCCTTAGCTGACAGAATGGGGATTTTTGAAAAATCAATACCTGTCATGGATGCAATAAACCTTATAAATTCAGACCGAATTAACGATATACTACAGCACGTTCAAAGCCTGTTGTGGCTGCATAACTGCCAGCTTGACAAAGAAGAGAAGAAAAAGCTCGTTGATGGTGACGGCGTAATAATGACACAGAGCAGTGAGGGCAGGGAGGCTAAAATATCCTACCTCACACAGACACTTAATCAAACAGAAATACAGACTTTGGTTAACTACCTGCAAGACCAGCTCCTACAGCAGACCTCTACTCCATCATGGCAGGAGGCAAGCGGCGGGTCCACAACAGGAGCCATGCAGTTGTCAAACGGCTGGCAGTGCCTTGAGGTTTCTGCTAAGACAGTAGAGCAGTTGTTTATAGAGTCCGAGGTACAGATATTAGAGATTGAGGATGCACTTCTTAAATGGGACAACAGATACGCTAGCGAATGGGCTGATTTTGAAGTATCAGACATAGAAGTAAGGTTCTGCCGTACAAAGACCTATGATTTGGTTTCTAAGGTTAATTCGCTTTCAACTCTTATCAACACAGGCGTGGACGGACTTACAGCCTTTAACACAGTAGGACTATTTACAGACAGCCAACAGGCATGGGTTGATTCTGCCGACACAGTTAATGCAATACAGGAAAAACTCAAAGCGCAGACAGCCACAAGCAATGATGCCAACGCCAATAAGGACGAAAATGGAAACGGCGGCGCAAACAATGATGAGAAAGACAAGGCAGAGGAATCTGTACAGCCTTCAAAAGTCGCAGGAGTGGAGGAGGGTTAACACATGGCTTTCTATTCCACAGATGAATCATTGAAGAACTGGTTTGACGAGCTAAACATACTCAAAACGGAGAGCAATGCCAGATACAAAACCGCCAAGAATATAGAAGAAATGCTGGCAGCTTTCTTTTCAAGACAACTAGAGGACATTATGATGGGCTTATTCATGCTGATAGTCCACAGCCAAGATTACGAGAATGAGCTTATAGATATATACATGACGTTTGCAGATGATAAAAACGACGAGTGGTTTACAGGAAAAGCCAAACGATTTGCTAAAGAGGTGGAAAGCACCACCGAAAAGGCAATACAGGAGGCACAAAGCAATCCACAGTTCACGCAAGCCTTGCTATTCAACGAGAGCTTAAACAAATCAGACTTGCCACAAAAAGTAACAAGCGCATTATCAAAAGAAAGGGCAAGGCGAATAGCAGCACATGAAGCGAACGTGATACACAATTACAAGCGACACTTACAATTGTCGAAGACACAAGCAACGCACACATGGGATGCAACCCTTGACGAAAAGACAAGACCACACCACTACGAGGCTAACGGACAAACAGTTATGATAGACGAGCCGTTTACAGTGGCGGGAGAAAAATTAATGTTCCCAGGAGATGACAGTCTAGGGGCAACAGCCAAAAACCTATTAAATTGCAGATGCATAGAATTTTAAAAATGAGAGCCTTTGAGCCGATTAGGAGTAATCTTAGTCGGCTCATTTTGCTTATACAGCAAGGAAAAGCGCAAACCCATTAGAGAAAATGTAACAACGCAACAATCAGAGAAGATTAAACGCAAATTTGTATGGCAGAGAAGCCTTAAAAAACGCAGAAAGGAAGTCAACATTATGACCACAAGAACACTTGAAGCCAAGAAAACCAGACTCACATACAACCTACAGTTTTTCGCAGAGCCAGACGATGGGGGCGAACCAAAGCCTGATGAGGGGAACGGCGCACCACAGAATCCAACACAGGAACCAGACGACAATGCTCCAACAGTGGAGTCGCTGGCGGCAAAGATAGCAACACTTGAAGCACAGAACGCAAAATTAAAAAATGACAATGACAAACTTTGCCAGAGTGAGGGCGTTCTACGAAAACAGCTCAGGGCGAAAATGACAGCCGAGGAGGAAGCCAATGCAGCTAAAGCCGAAGAGGAAGCTGCAAAAGCAGAACACACAGCCGCAGTTGAGAAAGAGCTTGCAATCTACAAATCAACAGAAAGGTATATGGAGATGGGCTTCGATAAGAAGACTGCGATGGAGACGGCAACAGCGGATTTTGAGGGCGACAAGGAGACAGTGGATGCAAACATCAAGAAGATGCTTACAGACTATCGCAAGAAGGTGGAAGCAGAGATAAGGACAGAATTGCTTGCAAAACTTCCAGAACCACAGTCAGGAAATAATGGCAGTGTTGACTACACCAACCAGATTAACACAGCAATCGCAGCAGGCGACACACTAACTGCTATTTCGGCAATATTAGCACAGTCGCAGGCTAATAATTAAACAATACGAGGAGGCAATTAATTATGGCAACAGCAACGAGCTTTGCAACACCTAATTTTTCAGGCTTGCTTTTCGCAAAAGGTCAGCAGGCGACACCATTCTCAACAATGATTGGTGCAAAACCTCTTACTACCAATCATGTTGAGTTTACAACAGGACAGTACTACAACACTGAGAAAGGTGAGCAACCTAACATCTCTGAAATAGCGTCATTGACAGCACCAGAACCAGAGGTTGTTAAGAGAAGCCAGCTCACTAACGTTACACAGATTTTCCAAAAGACTGTAGCAGTCAGCTACGCTAAAGAATCTAATATGGGTACATTACAGGGAATAAACGTTGCTAACCAGCAACCTAATCCCAACGCAGAATTGGCATTCCAGATTGAACGCAAGATGGCTAAGATTAAACAGGATATTGAATACACGTTCCTTAATGGTGAATTTAAAAAGGCTACAACAGATTCCGAGGTTAATAAGTCAAGAGGGCTTCTTACAGCAATTACAACCAATGTACTAGATATAAATGGAAAACCCCTTACATATTGGCTTGTGGCAGAGGGATTAAAGTCAATCCATGAGCAGGGTGCGCAGACAAACGACATTGTTCTTGGCGTTGATGCAACCACGCTTTTGCAGCTTAACTATGACGCAGGTAAGAACCATTACACTATCGTTCCTAATGGAAGGGATGTTAATGGTTTAAAAATTACCACTGTCGTAACACCTCTTGGTGAGGTAGGTGTTACAATCCTTGATTCATTACCTGAGTCAAATGCAGTACTATTCAACCCTACAATCATGGCTCCTGTATATCAGCCAGTACCAGGAAAGGGTAATTTCTTCCTAGAAGAGCTTTCACGGGTTGGCGCAGGCGTGCAGTACCAGATTTTCGGACAGGTCGGATTAGACCACGGACCAGAATGGATGAGTGCTAAACTTACCAACATTTCTAAGGATTTACCTAGTACATTGCAAGCAGCAGCTTCAACAGCTTCAACAGCAGCAGCGACATCGGGGGAATAACAGGGTATAGCCTAAATGGGAGTTCCGAACAGTCCCAGTTAAAGACATACACTGAGGACGAGCTTAAAACAATGACGATTAAAGACATTAAGGCGTTGGCAGAGGAAAGAGGCTATACCATAACCAAAAACCTAAAAGCAGATATAATTGAGGAATTTCTAGCCCAGCAAGGGTAAAAGGAGTGAGGACGGATGAATTTTGAAGTTGCTAAGAAAATCGTAAATGATGAAACCTTGGGCGATGAGAATTTGTCCGTTCTTATTTTAAAGGCTGAAAGGCTCGCATTGAATCAGTACTTTTGGAAAGCAGACGATAACCCGACAAGCGAGCAAAGGCAAACATTCCTCGATAAATACGAGTTTGAGATTTACGAGATTGTGAAAGCCCTAAATGCGGACGATGCAAGGGGCGGTCTGGTATCGCATACCGAGCTAGGCATTACAAGGCAGTGGGGCGAGACAGGCGAGGTGTCAGTGCAAAAGGCGCTAGCCAAAATCCCACGCAAAGCCTACGTGATATAGGGGGTGCGGTATGAGGTTAAAAGATTTGCGTATAAACCAAGTGCCATTTTGGTATCAGACGTACTTGGGAGAGGCGGACGAGCTAGACGAGGAAGGACACCGAACAGGTGAGACCATCAAGCAGTATTCCAATCCGATTAAGGCGTATGCGAGGATAAGCCCTAACGTCGGACAGTCGGAAAACAACCCTTTTGGAAACCTGACGGATTATGACAAGTCCATATCCACTGTTGCACGTCTGCCGATTGATGAATACTCAAGGCTGTTTATAGATATTGAGCCTACGATTAACGAGGATGGAACCACGGATACTGAACCTGATTATTACTGTGTTGCTCCCAAGCATGACCTGCAACAGAATGTGTGGGCGATTAAGAAAATAAGGTCGGCGATAAGTAATGAGGAAATTTAAGTCTGACTTGTCCTATGACGGTTTAGGCAACCTTATAGACGAGCTTAAAAAATACAAGGACAGCCTAGGTGATAAGTGCAACGACATAGTAAGGGAGCTTATGAGTATCGGGGTAGATAATGCGAAGGTGTTATGCCCTGTCGATACAGGCGAGGCACGAGACTCAATAACAGGCTACGTGGATGAAAGCAGCCGCACAGCGACAATCATAGCTGGAAGCCACTGTATATATATTGAGTTTGGCACTGGAGTTGTCGGCGCAGGAAGTTCACATCCTAGTGCGGAATGGATAGCTTTTATGTCATGGGCGTATGGAAGCGGCGGCACTATTTTCACAACAAAGGACGGACGTACTGGCTGGTATTACCCAGCCGATGACGGCACTTGGAAGTTTACCGAGGGTATGCCATCAAGACCATTCATGTACGAGACTGTACAGTACCTTAAAAGGCAATGTTCAAGGGTGGCAAAGGAAGCGTTTAAAAAATGAGCGTAAAAGACAATTTTTATACATATTTCGACAACCTTACAACTGAATTGACAGCCACGTACAAGACACTGAAAAGCGGCACTGTATACAAGCCCACACCGCCATCATTCCCATATATGTATTTCAAACAGATAGGCGGCTCAACGGCACTGACAACGCTTTCAGGTACGGAGAATGGGGTTGATTTAGGAATACAAATTGATTTCTACTCTAAGGTTAGCGCCCAAGATGTGAGAAAAATAGCAAATACAGCTAGAAATACAATGATAAGTTACGGATTTACCTGTAATTATTTCGAACCTATTGAAAACACGGGCGACACGTCAATTTATCGGTTTGTAGCTAGGTTTGAAAAATTAGAGACATAACAGGTTTAATTTCTTGGGATAGGGTCGCTCCCGAACAGCACAAGCCTGGTGCGTTCCCAAGATTTTAATATACAGGCAACCTCTTAGGCAAGGGAATAAACCATAGGAGGCAAAAATCATGGCTAAATGTACTAACAAGACATTCCTGATGATAAAGAAAAAGGGTGAAAGTGAGTTCAGCAAACTTGTTGACATCACTCAGTACCCAGATTTGGGAGGAACCAAGGAAAAACTTGACGTTACTACCATGTCAGACACGAAGAAACGTACCATCAACGGCATTGAGGACACAAGCGACCTTGAGTTTTCAGCTTGGTATGAGAAAACCGATTACGAAAACCTGCTTGCATTGGAAGAGGCAGACAACGTAGACACCTATCAGTTGTGGTTCGGCGAAGATGGTGAAGACGGGATATTTGAGTGGTCTGGCAAGATGGCAGTATATCCAAGAAGCGGTAGCAACAACACAGCAAGAGAGATGTCTTTCTCTGTTACGGACGAGGGCGAGGAGGCTCTGCATTACGTTAAGAAATAGGGTGTAACAATTGTAAAAAAAGGACAGATAAACGAAAGGACGGTTTATTGATTATGAAGATTAACGGAAAAGATTATGACGACATAAAGGAAGTTGACTTTACAAATGTGCTATGTGACCTAGAGGATAGGGGCATAAACGTTATGAGTATGGCTAATACAGGAAATATAAAGTTTTTCTCACTTGCTAGGGCGATTATATCCATTTATACAGGTGAAAAAGACCTTAACAAGTGTGGAAAGATTTTATCACAGCACGCTCAAAATGGTGGAAGCATTGAGGAAATTGTCAAGCCATTTACGGAGGCGATGTATGCGTCGGGTTTTGGAAACAAGGCTGCCGAGGAAGAGAAGCCGACCGAGGAGACAGCGGAAGCCAACAAAACGAAATAGACAGAAGCAAATACAATTCATACAGGGAATATGTTGAGAAGGTACTGCTGCCAAATGCAATGAAATGTGGTTGCAGTTATGAGCTGTTCATGCATCTTAATCCACACAGGCTAGAACCTTTTTGGGAAAGTGACAGATTGAGAAACAAAGAACAAATGGAAATACAAAAGAGCATTGCATGGCTACAAGGTATGTATAACAGAGTGGCAATGATTTCAGCAATCAACAGAAATGTGAGATACCCTAACAGCCCTTATGATATGCAGAATGAAATGCGTGGTCAGACAGACGATGAGGGCAATTTCAGCATGACAGACGGACAGAGGTTTGCCTTATTTATGGTGAAGCACAACAAGGCAAGAAAAAAATAGAGCTTGATTTTATGGGAGGATAGGTTGACGAACCGAATAGCATTAGTCCGATGTGTGCCTCCCATATTTTTATTAAACGGACTATACAAGGGCGAAGGTGAGGAAGATGGCGGATACATCAATTGACAGACTAAAAATAGAGATTGAAGCGAGTGCGAGCAAAGCAGAAAACTCTATAGACAAGTTAATACAGTATGTGGAGAGCTTGAGACAGGCAGTTGGCAAAATAGACACATCAAGGCTCTATGCATTATCAGGTGCGATTGCTTCACTTGGCGACAGCATGAAGAATATGCCAAAAGTATCATCTTTTAACAACTTGGTTAAGGGAATAGAGAGATTAAAAGGTATAGATACATCGGGCATAGACAGTGTTGCTAGGAGTGTCGAAAGCCTTACCAATGCAAGGCCTGAAAGCCTAGAAGATTTGGCTATAGGCATAACGGATATGTCACAGGCTATGAGAAGTCTGCCATCAGCACAATCCTTTAACAGGCTTGTAACAGGCTTGAATAGCCTTAATAATGTCAATTTCTCTAATTTGGGAAACCTTGCAAACAGCCTATCGGGAATTGGTAATGTTGTAGGTGGGTTGTCAGGATTTACAAATGCCGTCAGCAATGCATCGGGAGCAATGGGTAATTTTACAAACAATGCGCAGAATTTTGCAAACGCATCACAACAGGTACATCAAGCTGCTAACAATGCAGGCAATTCTGCAAATGGATTACAAAATGCACTGCTCAATCTGCAAGCCTTTACGAATACATTTGATTTTGAAAGGTTGAGTAACGGATTAAGGAGCCTTTCGGAATCTTGCGACAATGTTATAGAACATTTGGAAAATTTCAAACAAGGAATATCGGGCATAGTTGGCGGTTTAAAAACACTGGATTCCATTATTCCTAATTTAGCTAAAAAGATAAGTTCTTTTTTTAAGTCAATCGGAAATTCCAACACAGTATTTGGAAAGCTCGAAAGAACCACAAAAAAACTGGGGGAATCCTTAGAGGGTTTAGATTCAAAACTAGCCAAGGTCACAAG